GCATGATGTGGACATCGTGGCTACAAACTGCGCCAGACGCAGAATGCCCACAGGTCCAACGGCACAGAATTACGATGAGAACGGCAAGCGCCAACAGGTTTACACCATGCCTGAATCCACCGGATTAGAGGAAGTTGGCTCAGTCGGCACTGGCGTGATGTTAATCAAGCGCGAAGTGTTTGAGGGTATGACTGAGCCATGGTTTGATATGCCGTGGCAGACCGGCACTCGCGGCTACATGGGCGAAGATGTCTTCTTCTGCAAGAAGGCGCAGGAGCTGGGCTTCAAGGTGTATATTGACCATGATGTCTCGAAAGAGATTGGACACATTGGCACATTTGAATTCCGACATGAACACACTTGGGTGATGAAGGAACAGCTCGAAAAAGAGGCAGTCTAAATGGCATTGACCACCTACACAGAATTGAAGACATCGCTGGCCGATTGGCTTAATCGGTCCGATCTGACTTCAGTTATTCCTGACTTCATCAGTCTGGCCGAGGCACAGATTGAGAGACAACTACGCACACGACAGATGATTGTGCGTGCCACTGCATCCTTTGCGGCGGCTGCTGAGTACGGCACAGTGCCTGATGATTTCTTGGAGTCCAAGGCCATCAAGCTCAACACCAATCCAGTGACCAATCTGACATTTCAGACGATTGATGCCATGGATTCATTGTCGAACACCACTTACTTGTCCAGCGGAAAGCCACTGTATTTCAGCGTGGTGGGCAACCAATTCAGACTTTTGCCGATACCTGATGGCGCATACACAGCAGAGCTGGTCTATTACGCAAAGTTGACAAAGTTGTCATCGACTGTTGCTACAAACTGGCTGCTGACACAAGCGCCTGATGTTTATTTGTACGGCGCACTTTTACAGGCTGCGCCATACTTGCAAGACGATGCGAGAATCACTGTGTGGTCATCGTTATATGCGGCTGGTTTGGAGCAGTTGCAGATTGCTGATGATCGTGGCTCAACCTCTGGCGGCGCAATCTTGGCAAGGGCGAGGACATTCGGATGATGATTACCACCACCAAAGGCGACATGGATGAGTCCTTGTTGCACAAGTCTGAGGGTTCGATTGAGAACGACAAAGAGATCATCAGTTGGGTTGAATATCGTTTGGATGACGAACTGGTACACAGATCAGTCCATGTTGTGTTGAAACAAAGTGTCGCAGCCGATGGCGTTGCGGCAGCAATTGGATAAGGAATAAGACCGTGGCCAATACTCAATCCATGTGTACAAGTTTTAAAGGTGATTTGCTGACCGGCATTCACAATTTCGGCACAGGTGTTGTGCGTGCATCAACTGCCGCTGACACTTTCAAGGCGGCTTTGTACTTGGACAGTGCCACCATCAATGCCTCTACAACCGCATATACGACCACTGGCGAGGTTTCGGGTTCAGGCTATACCGCAGGTGGTGTCACCGTCACATTTGGCACTCCACCGAGCACCAGCGGCACGACAGCGTTTGTCACGCCAAGCGCCAGCATCACATACGCCGCAGTTACCTTGTCAACCGCATTTGATTGCGTGTTGATTTACAACTCAAGTCAGTCCGACAAAGCGGTGAGCGTGCATACCTTTGGCAGTCAGACCGTGACGGCAGGAACATTCACACTGACCATGCCTGTCAATGACGCAAGCACCGGCCTGATCCGGTTGGCTTAACCGAGGAGCAGCGGCATGGCTGCTTATGGAACAGGCTACTATGGACTTGGTGTCTATGGCATAGGCAATGTTGTCATCAGTGGAAATTCAGCCACTGCTGCCATTGGCACGCTGCTGACCAATGTTTCCATTCAAGAAGATGGCACGATTGCCACCGGCAATGTAGGCACAGTCGGCATCAACAGGACTGTGGCCATCACTGGCAATTCAGCCACTGGCGCTGTCAACTCTCTATTTGCCTCACCCATCATCACAGGCAATGCGGCCACTGGTGGTGTTGGAACGGTGATCGGCGCGGTTCTCACACTTCAAGACATCACAGGCGTTGAAGGTATAGGCGAAGTTGGCACAATCGGTTTCAGTATGTCTGTCATGGTGTCGATCAGTGGCGTTGAGGCGGCTGGATCGGTTGGCACGCTGACTGGTTTCGGATGGGGCGTAGTGCCTGATTCCTCGGAATCTTGGACACCAGTTTCAGACACCTCAGAAAACTGGACGGATTTAGCAGACAATTCAATCACTTGGCAAGAAGCCGCGTAAGGAGATTTAAAGATGCCAGATACCACCACAAGTAACCTACTGCTGACAAAGCCAGAGGTAGGCGCAAGTACTGACACTTGGGGAAGCAAGATCAACACCGATTTGGATAGTGTTGATGCGGTGTTTGCCGCAAACGGCACTGGCACATCAGTCGGCTTGAACATTGGTTCAGGCAAGACATTGGCGGTGGCCGGTACAGCATCTGTATCAGGCACATTTACTGTCTCGGCAACCGATGCGATCAAGATTGCGTCAGGTACTACGGCACAGCGACCAGGTTCACCGGCAGCCGGACAACTCCGATACAACACAACCCTCAACAAGTTTGAAGGCTACAACGGCACTGCTTGGTCATCAGTGGGTGGTGGTGCAACTGGTGGTGGCTCTGATACCGTGTTCTATGAGAACACGCGCACCGTGACAACCAATTACACATTAAGCTCTTCCAACAACGCGCACAGTGTTGGCCCCATCACCATCAACAGCGGCATCACCGTCACCATTCCAAGTGGTGCAAGGTGGGTGGTTTTGTAGACCTAAAGGAAAAAATATGTCATCGTTAATTATTTCGGGAGACACCAGCGGAAATATCACAGTAGCAGCCCCTGCTGTTGCGGGTACAAACACGCTGACACTTCAAGCCGCCACTGCGACAAATGCTGTCAACACATTGGCAACAGCAGTTGCATCTACATCTGGCACTTCAATTGAATTCACAAGTTTGCCAAGTTGGATTAAGCGTATTACTCTGCAATGGAGTGGTGTTAGTACAAACGGAACGTCTAATTTGCAAGTGCAACTTGGTACAGGTTCTACAACCTATACAACATCTGGCTATAACTGTATATCAACATTAACTGGCGCTGGTTCTGCTACAACAGCGGCAAGTACAGGTTTTGTTGTTGTTGAATCTGCGGCAAGTGCTTCTTCTTTGTATTACGGAACAATGGTTATCACAAATATCACTGGCAATACTTGGGTCGCAACAAGCCAGTTTGGTTTAAGCACTCGAAATGTGACCATTTGGTCAAGTGGTTCAATTGCATTAGGATCAACGCTTACCGCTATTCGCACTACAACCGTCAACGGCACTGACACATTTGATGCTGGCACTATCAACATTCTGTACGAAGGATAATCATGTCAATACTTGTTTTAACATCTGACACGCTGATTGGTACACCAGCCGCTGGCAACATTGAATACAACGGACAGTTCTTTGGGACTGACAGCAATGCGTCTAGGGCGCAGTTGCAGAGGATTGTGCAGGCTACTGCTCAAGCAACCACAAGCGGCACAAGCAAAGATTTCACAGGCATCCCTGCGTGGGTGAAGCGGATCACTGTGATGTTTAATGGTGTGAGTACAAATGGAACGAGTAATTGGCTTGTTCAGTTAGGCGATTCTGGCGGCATTGAAACTACAGGGTATTCTGCAAGAGCAATAACGCTTACAAACAATAGCAGCGCAACATCAACGGCAGGTTTAATTTCAACGGTTATTGTTGCAGCAGCTAACGCTACAAGCGGTTCGATCATAATTTCTTTGTTGGACTCGACTACTAATACATGGGTATCTCAAGGAAACTTGTTAGACCCAACAAACTATTTACATACCGCTAGTGGTGTCAAAGCTCTTTCGGCTACTTTAGACCGCGTCCGCATCACCACCGTAAATGGAACGGATACTTTCGATGCGGGTAGCGTAAATATCATATATGAGGGTTAAATCATGAGCACAGTAATCGATGGTTCAGCAGGAGTTACGACCAATGCAGGGGGGTCTGTAAACCCATCAACCAATGTAGAGGGCATCAACTACTCATGTCGTGCTTGGGTGAACTTCAACGGCACAGGTACTGTGGCTATTCGTGCAAGCGGTAATGTGACGAGCATTACTGATGGCGGTGTTGGTACTTACACTGTTAATTTCACAGCCGCAATGACAGATGCTAATTATTGTATTTCTGGAATAACTGCATTTACATCGTCAGCCGGCGCTGAAAGCGTTAGGATACAAAGCACTTTAACTTCAAGTTCTGCGCCAATATCAACAACTACTGCTGGTGTTTTTTTTGATTCGCCAACTGTTTCTGTTGCAATTTTCAGATAAGGACAACCATGAATTCAAGAATTATTTACCCAACAGACGATGGCGTAGCAGTCATTGTTCCAGCACCTGAATGCGGTTTAACCATTGAGGAAATTGCCGCAAAGGATGTTCCTGAAGGCAAGCCCTACAAGATTGTGGATGTTGCTGACATTCCAACAGACCGCACATTCCGCAACGCATGGGAGTACACAGCATGATTACCATTAACATTGACAAAGCCAAGGCCATTGCCCACGACAAGCGCAGAGAAGCACGATTTGCTGAATTTGCGCCTCTGGACATTAAGGCAACCATTCCTTCTGAAGCAACAGCGGCAGAAGCGGCAAGGCAAGCTGTGCGGGACAAGTACACCACCATGCAGACAGCAATTGATGCGGCAACTACCACTGACGCAATCAAGGCGGCAATGCCATGACACACAGAATCGTAGTAAATGTCCAAACAGGTGAAGTGACACAAGTTGAGTACACACCTGAAGAACAAGCCATCCATGATGCGGCAGTAGCGGCACAGCAAGCAGAAGCAGAAGCGCAAGCACTTGCGGATGCTGAAGCAGCGGCAGCAACGCCAGCTGAGACAGCGCCCACTGAGGCACAGTGATGGACAGCGTTGAAAAGGAATTCGCTGTGCATGAGGCTGTCTGCGCTGAGAGGTACGCCGCAATAGAGAAAGCATTTGTCGAGGGCGACAAGCGCATGACGCGCATTGAGTATCTGCTCTACATCGTGATTGGCGCAGTGTTGCTCGGACCAGGCTTTGTTGGCACGATGATCAGCAAGCTCATAGGCGGGTGAAATTGATCCGATCAGCATTTGTCTGCTTGCGGCTGGGCTGGTTAAGAACATCCAAGCCGGATGCGAGCTGTACAAGCAGGCCAAGGAATCCTTTGTTGAGATTAAGGCAACGGCTGACCAAGTCATTGAAATTGGAAAAGAGGCATATGGCTTCTGGAATCAACTGCTTGCATTCTTTGGCGGCAAACCAAAGCCAGCCGCCAAAGCAAAGCCTCTGGCGAAAAAGAAGCAATCCTATGTCGCAGTTGATGAGACACAAGTCAAGATCGACATTGTCAGAAACCTGACCGAGTTTTTCAAGCTACAAGAACAACTGGCCGCGCACATCAGGGAGGAAGAAGAGAAAAGCCAAACTGTCTATGACCCTGATCAAAACCTCATGGAAGCTGCCTTAAAGCGTGTGATGGCGCAGCAAGAGATGGACAGGCTGGTGATTCAAATCCGAGAAACTATGGTGTATCAGTCACCGCCAGAGATGGGCGCACTGTACTCCGAGGTCTTCAAGATGCGCGAAGTCATCTCAGAGGAACAGGAAAAAGCTAGACTCAAGGAGGAGGCGAAGAAGAGGCAAGACAGATGGCTACACCGTCAAGAGGAAAGAAACCTGCAAGCCAAGTTGGCAGCAGTGGTGGCGACTTCTATATTCCTCCTCTACCTGTGGCTGTGGCTGTGGTTCGTAAGTCATTGGGGGAAGAAGTGATTGCTTGGATAGCCTGCTGTGTGTTGATAGCGCTCTTATTGCCGTTGATGGGCATTTTGTATCTAGATGTGCTTGAGGTTAAGAATGAGTCCAAGCAGCAGATCGAAAAGGTGGAAAAATTGCGTAGAGAGCTTGAGCAAAAGGAACGAGAGAAAAAATGAACATCTATTGCATTTCTTTTTTTTCCATCATGTTGGTGTTTCTGACAGGGTGCGAAGACCGATTCAGATACCCATGTCAAGACCCTGAGAATTGGGAACTTGATGAGTGCAAGCCACCCATCTGCACCGCCACAGCGACTTGTCCAGAGCAACTTATTAAAACCGAACAGGAGAAGAAGTAATGCCAACTGTCGTGATGAATAAATCAAACCGCATGACTGCCGAAGAAATCGAGATTCGTGTTTGGGCTTTTGTGATCGTTATCTTGGTGACCATTCTGCTTGGTGCAATGGCCATGTTCTTGTACTCTGTGACCTATGTGACGCAACCAATGAATGGTCAGATGGCGGCAATTGACAAGGTCTACACAAGCCAGATTTCCACCATCATGGTATTCATCACTGGCGTGCTTGGCGGTGTTGCAGGACGATCTGGTGTCAAAGCCGTGGCCAATGCAGTTGCCAAGGCAGAGGCTAACGACAACGAGCCGCCAGCACCATGAGTCTATTAAATCCTTGGGTGTTATTGGGCATCGTCATGGCGGTGCTTTCAGCCTTTGGTGGTGGATACTACAAGGGTAAAGATTCAGAGTACCAGCGCCAGCAATTAGAGATTGCCGCGCTCAACGCCAAGGCGCGTGAGACTGAGCAGGCGATGGCAAAGGTAGCGCAGGCATACGGTGACACATTACGAAAGGCGAACAATGTTGCAAAGGCTAAAGAAAATCAGTTGCGTGCTGATCTTAGTAATGGCAGTCTCAAGCTGCGGCTTCCTACAAAAGCAACCACCTGCCCAAGCGTTTCAGTGCCCGAAACCGCCACCGTTGCCAGCGGAAGTGACAGCGGAGAAGCAGGAGCCGAATCTGGTGGATCGGTTGATGTCGCTGCCGATCTTCTCCAGATCGCCGCCGATGGAGATGCCGCCATCCGGAAACTGAATACCTGTCTTGAAGCCTACGAAACCATAAGGAACACCAAATGAATCTATCAGCCAATTTTTCCCTGCATGAAATGTGTAAGTCAGAAACAGCCCTACGCATGGGCTATGACAACACGCCAGACGAGACAGCGACAGAGAATCTGCGACTGCTGTGCGAGAAGGTGTTGCAGCCAGTGCGTGACCATTACGGCAAAGGCGTGAAGGTGAATTCCGCTTACCGTTCACCGGAGTCAAATGCGGCGGTTGGCGGCTCTAAGACCTCTGACCATTGCAAGGGTATGGCGGCTGATATTGAGATACCTGGCGTGGCTAATGCTGACCTCGCACAGTGGATCATGGACAACCTTGAGTACACGCAGTTGATCTTGGAGTTTTACACGCCAGGTATTCCTGATTCCGGATGGGTTCATGTCAGCTATGACCCGAACAACCTGAAAAAGCAAGAGTTGACCGCCACCAAGATTGCTGGTAAGACCACCTACTTGAATGGCTTGGTGGCATAAACCATGGCGCTTAACCTTGATCAGCAGATAACGCCACCAACACCGCCCAACCTTGGTGCGGCTGATGTTGCCTACGATCAGGGTTTCTTCACGCAATCCTTTGGCGGCTTGAATACCTACTTTGCCAAGCTCGCAGCGTTGTTCTCAGCGTTGTTTGGCAGGCGTGGTGGCAAGTGGATCAACTCGCCCTATGGCGGCTTTCAGGACACCACAGACCAGACTGCGGCCAACACCACCACAGCCTACGCCGTCACCTTTAACACCACCGATTTCAGCAATGGCGTTACCTTGTCCAATTCATCAAGGCTCAATGTGGCGCAGTCTGGCATCTACAACCTGCAATTCAGCATCCAATTCAAGAACACTACCAATGATGGTCAAGATGTGGATGTGTGGTTTCGCAAGAACGGCACAAACATCGACAATTCAAACAGCAGGTTTCATGTCGTGGCAAGAAAATCTTCTGGCGACCCATCGCACCTAATTGCCTCTCTCAACTTCTTTGTCAGTTTGGCGGCAAATGACTATGTGGAGATCATGTGGCGGCCAACAGATATTGGTGTCAGTCTTGAGCACTTTGCTGCTAGCAGTACCCCAACCAGACCGGCAGTGCCGTCAGTGATTGCCACTCTTTCATTCGTGTCCAATCTGTCAGTAGAAACCGCATAATTCAGCTATGGCACTCATACCTCTAAAAATTCCTGCTGGCGTGTACCGTAATGGCACAGAGTATCAGTCTGCTGGCCGCTGGTATGACGCAAATCTTGTGCGTTGGTACGAAAACACCTTGCGTCCCATTGGCGGTTGGCGTAAGAAGTCGGCCACCGCGCTGACAGGCTTATGCCGTGGCATATTGACTTGGAAGACAAACTCCGGTGCGCGGTACATTGCTGCCGGTACGCAGTCCAAGCTCTACGCCATGGATGAGAACAATGTGATCAAAGAGATCACGCCAACAGGTATTGCATCAGGCCGCGCTGATGCCGTCAGTGGCACAGGCTATGGCTACAACACCTATGGCTCATTTGCTTATGGCGTGGCGCGTCCTGACGCTGGCGCAGTAGCGCCTGCCACTACATGGAGTCTGGACACTTGGGGCGAGTATCTGGTTGCTTGTTCCGACTCTGATGGCAAGCTCTACGAATGGCAGTTGGGATTCACAACGCCAACCTTGGCGGTGGCCATCACCAATGCGCCAACCGGCTGCGCTGCCTTGCTGTCTACTGCCGAGCGATTCCTGTTTGCTTTGGGTGCGTCCAGCAATCCGCGTCTGGTGAAGTGGTCAGATCAGGAGGACAACACGACATGGACAGCGGCAGCCACCAATCAGGCTGGTGACTTTGAACTGAACACAGTTGGCTCACTCAAGTGTGGAAAGCGCGTCAGAGGCATCAATTTGCTGTTTACTGATGTCGATGTCCACACGGCGACATATGTCGGCCTACCCTATGTATATTCGT